GAAAGAAGGGGCGAGCCGGTTGCCCGACCCGCCCCTATGCCTTACGCCGTGTAGCGACCGATGAGCTTCACGGTGGCGGTGGCGTCAGCGGCCGCCGTCAGCGTGAGCGTCACGTCGTAGAACACGCCCGGATCGGCGGTGAGGCCGAGGGCGTCCCACAGCTCCTTGCCCGAGTTGGCGATGGTGAAGAAACCACCGCCCTCGTGCAGAACGTCCACGCCGTTGAGCGCACCGTCCTTGAGGGACAGGGCGTCGGCGAAGAAGTTCGCATCGACCACCGCGCCACCGTCCTTGGCCGTGCGGTACAGGCCGATGTCGGTGATGGTCGTGGTGCCGATGTCGGGCGAGTAGATGCGGAGGTCGGTCACCACCGCGTTCGACGGGAGCCGGAACATCCGGTACGTCGAGGCGATGCTGTCCGTGTCCGTGATCGCCACGGTGGCGACCTCGATGCGCTCGAAACCGCCATCGACACGAGGGTTGTTGAGGACCGCCGGGACTGCGTCCGCGTTGGTGACGAGAGTGGACTTGAGATTGACTACAGCCATGATGGTCTACTCCCTTACTCGGCGCACAGGATGTCGACGACCTTCTTCTCTTCCGTGCGCGTGGCACCGAAGGTACCCATCAGGTAGACCTGATACGGGTGCGAAGACAGGTCACGACGCTGCGTGACGTTGGACATGATGTCGTTCCAGACGCCCAGGTGAACACCCGACGGCACCCACACGGGGCAGCGGCGGTGAGTCGTACCAGAGGAGACAGGAAGACGCTCGGTGTGGATGAAGTTGATCCCGAGGAAGCGGGTCACCTTGCCGTCCTGCAGCACCGGAGCATCGGTGTTGAAGTCGGCGTTCGTGACCTGCAACTGACCGAGAAGGTCATCGTGCTGCTCGGCGCTGATGGCGCAGTAGGCGGGCTCGGCATCGAGGTCCACCTCGTTCTCCATCAGGATGCGACGCGCTTCACGCAGCTTGTCCACCGTGAGGCCCACGTTGCCAGCGGCAGCGTAGTTCACAGCGACCTGCTGGTTGGAGGTGTCGAAGTTGGTGGTCGTGCCACCGGCCTCGCCCGTCTTGTTCGCGCCGAAGATGCCCGAGATGATGACATCATCGATGGCGCGGCCCATCGCGTAGAGCCCGTTCTGCGAGTAGGCAGACTGCGGGTCGGCGAGGAGACGGAGCTTGTCGAAGTTGTCGATCAGGTCAGCCCAGTCGAAATCCTCCGGGAACACCCAACGGCGGTTGTTCGGAGTGTTGACCGGGACGATCGGCGAGTACCGGGTCGAAACGGCACGGGCGCTGGTGGCACCGTACTGCGTGACGACTTCAGAAGCCTTGCCCTTGTACGAGCCAGTCTGCACCGCTTGGCGCAGCTTGGAGCCTTTCTGCTGCAGGAGCAGCGAGATGTTCGTGCCGTACTGAACGGCATAAACGGATGCGATATTGTCGGCCATGATAGCCCTCCAGAAAACATTAAATGACGATGTTCTCGGATGGCTTGTCCGTTACCGGGGCCGGAATCCTTGCCCGTTCCGCTCGGGCCGAGCGACCGTCTTTCCGGCTGTCAGCGGGGCCTCGCGGCTTACCCGACCTCTGGTAAAGAGCCGGGAGGTTTAACCCTCCCGGCAACACACAGAGGAGAACACACGGGCGGATAGTACGACGACCATCTGCCGGATGCAACTACTCCTCGGTGACACCCGGATTCGCCATCCGGTTAAGCGCCATCATCTCCTCGATGGCACTCTGTCGGACACGCTGGTCTTGGTGCATATACCGACCCATGAACTCCTGATCGGCGAACAGCGAGGCCACCTTGTTCTTGGCCTGCGCCGGGGTCAACGCACCGCTCGACGGGGTGTCGCTGCCCACAAAGTCAGCCTCGCCGAACTTGGCACCGATGGCGTGGAACAGTTTCATCACCTTTGCGGTGCCGATCGCCCGCTCGAGCGAGTCAAAGGTCGCCTCGTCGATCCCGGCTTCCTTGCCGAACTTGAGCACCGCCCGCTTGGCGAGCTCCTCGTTCTGCGCAGCAGCCGCGCCCCACTCGCCCTTGAGCGCCGCGTACTCGGCCTCGGACTGCTTGGAGAATGCCTCGTCTGCCGCCTCGATGCGCGAGGTCGAGGCCTTGTTCCACCACTCGGCGAGCCCCTTGGCCTGCTTCGTGGTCAGCCCGAGCTCGTGCAGCACCGGGGCCGCAGCCTGCGCGAACGAGCCGTCATCGCCGTCCGGCACCGGCAGCTCGTACTTGTCGGCGCTCTCCGGGCGACCGAGCCGGTTGTACACCGCGCTCCAGCCGTCGGCGTCGTCGTCCGACTTGGGGGCGAGAATGGTGCGTCCGGCCTTGTCAGCGCCGAACACCTTCTCGAGGTTCTGATAGGACAGGAGCGCGTCAGCCGGTCCCTTCCACCCCTTCGCCTTGACCAGCTCGCCGAGCTGACCAGTCGTGGCGGGGTCGAGACCTTCCGGCGCGTACCACACGGGAGCCGCTGCCGGAGCAGTCGGGTTGCCTGCGGATGCAGACCCTTGATCGTCACTCATCACGGAAATCCTCTTGCAGATTGGTCAAGGTTCGTTCGTCCAGGTGCAGCGCCTCGACAATCATCTGCACCGTCTCCTGCCGGCCAACCATCCGGCCAACTTGGAACATGTCCGCCTGCGAACCGGGGGCGGCAGGCGGCTTACCGAGCCTCGCGAACCGCTTCAGGTGCGCGACCACTATCCGGCCATCGTCTGACAGTTCGTTGCTCTGGGGGTTGAGGAACAGCCGCTTGTAGGCGCGGCTCCTCCACAGGATCTGACGGATACGCGCCAGCATGTGATTCATGTGCGATTGTCGTCCTGACGGAATGCGGTCCCGCCGCAGCCGGGGGCCTCAGTGTACCACCCGTGATGCACTGCATGAGAGCACCAGACCCGCTCCTGCTTCTGGGTGATGCCAGCCGCCCACCAGCAGAGGCGGCAGAGCAGGGTCGATGATGGATTCCGGTCCGTGGTATCGCTCACACGGCCTCGCCACGGAACCACGCCTTGCCACCGTCCACCACCACGATCTCGGGCGGCAAGAGCCGACCCTCGCGGAAGGTCAGGACGGCGAAGCCCGACGCCCAATTGACCGGCCCCGCCTCGACGTAGGTGAACTGCGGACCGGTGATGTCGGCCATGGTGCCGGTGTCTACGCCGTATCTACGGCCCCGGTAGTCGGCCCATGGGGTCACCTTCAACTGGTGGAGGTGGCCGTGGACGTAGGACACGCCCGCCTTCAGGGTGCTGTTATAGGCGGCATGGATGCCACCGTTCACCGGGCGGTGCCGGATGCAGACCCACCCGTCGGTGCGGGCGTTCAAGTGCAGCGCCCATCCAGCCCGCCAGCGGGGCAGGAAGTCCAAGAGCGTCGAGCCCGGCATCCCCTCGACCTCCGAGACGCGACCGGATAGGTAGTTCTCGAAGCGGGCGTCGTGGTTGCCGATGGTGCGCACGAGCTTGGCCGCGCCCGCCGCTCGAGCGATCTCGGCGCAGCGGTCTTGGACGGTATGGATCTCGTCCTTCAGCTGCGGCTGCTGTTCCCACATGATTCGCGGGTGCCGCGAGATGCGAGCGCCGTCGAGGATGTCGCCGTTGAGCACGACCATCGCGGGGTTGAGCGCCTTGGCGAGACGGCAGAAGGCCTCATGCGCGACGGTGACGATGCCGGGCCAGTAGTGGCAATCGGAGGCCACGAGCACCACGCCGTCCTCGAGCGTGTCGTGCATCTCGCCTTCGTACTTCTCGGCCCGCTCGGCGGCGAGGGCGTTGGCGCGACGTCCGGCTGCGCTTCGGTCGCTTGCGCCGCGAATGGGAGTGATGGATTCCAGCGCCATGCCGTACTTCGACTCCATCGACCGGCGGCGGCTGTAGACGCTGCGCAGGTTGATGTTGAGCGCCTTGGCAACGAGCGGGGCCTTCTTCAGGCGCTGCCACGCGGCGATGAACTCTTGGTCCGATGCGGTCAGCGGCACGGCTTGGCTCCCGAGTCGAAGGTGGTCAGGGACTGGTGAAGCAGGCTCGCCAAGTTGTCCACGAAGACCTCATCGTGTGTCAGCGGGTGGTTCATCTCGTCGAGCAGGGCATGCGCCCACTCGTGGCAGAATGTCTGCTGCAGCTCGGTGTCGCCCTGATCGCCGCGCAGGTCGATGCGGTGGCGGGTCGGGTCGTACATCCCGACGGTGTCCATCGGGTGCGGCCAGCGGGTGCGAGGGATGATGCGCACGGCGAGCTGGTGACCGTGCATCTGGAACCGGCGCGGTATCTGCAGCCGGACGTGGCGGTTCATCTCAGCCAGTCCTGGAGCTCGGCGAGCCGGGTCGCGTCTCGCTCGCAGGCGGCGAGGTGGGCGGCAATAGCCTCTCCAACCTCTCCCGCGTCGCCGGACTCTCCGGTGGCGTCATCAGGGACGGGGGCGGCGGGACAGGCTCCGGGCAGACCAGAGGCGGCGTCGCGCAGCCGCCGAGCAAGGTCGCGACCACGCCGATCGGCAGCACCCAACTTCGATTGCAGGTCACGCTCCACCCCCTCTCTGCGCACAACGTCGGCACGATGCTTCTCGTACTGCGCGACGATGACCGCTGTGGACTCCTGCCTGACCTTCGCCATGACAGCAGACCACTCGGCCTCGGTGACCGCCGAACCGGCCTTATAGCCAGCCCGGTACGCATGCGAGAACCCGAACCACCCGGCAGCGAGTAGGGCGACGGCAACCGCCGCCCAGACCTTCACGCCTGCGGCTCGACCTTGCGCTTCGAGTACACCGACCAGATGGCAGCGGCGATCGTGGCAGCAGCGCCACCCACCGCAGCGATGGTCTCGGCATCCGCGAAGCCCTTGCCCACCAGATAGCCACCGATGGCAGCAATGACAGCACGGACAATGCCCGCAACTTGTTCAGCAGTCATGATTCACCTCGCTCTGTAATACGATCAGTTGACGGATAACCGGACAGATTTCGCGTGAGGATGTTGGAAATGGGGGAATTCGCGGAACCGCTTCCACCGGCCCGCCCACTCGAGGCCCGCCGCCTCGCCGAGTCTCCCGACCTGCTGCCAGACCGGGGCGGTCGCAGACCAGACCGGCTTGCCGCTCACCATCGGGACGACGTCCACGGCCAAACTCGCAGGCTTCCCGTTGAAGCGGAAGTTGTGCATCGACTGGCCGGGCTTCGCATTCGTCACCTTGAGGCCGGGCTTGGTGCGCCCCTGCGCATAGAGTCGCGCCTGCTCCTCATCCGATCGGTAGGTGCAGGTCACGAGGATGTCGATGTCGTCACGCACACACGCCGCGAGGAACGCATTCACGAGCGGACGCATCAGCGGGTGCAGGTCCTCAAGTCGGCGGCTGCTCATGTCAGCCGATCCCGACAGTCCGCAGCAACGCCATGCCACCGACCGTGATAGCCGCCACGATGGCGCGGTCAACCCACTTGGCCGAGTGCGAACTCTCCCACCCGGAATGCTCCAGCTTCTCAACCCGGCGCTCGATGCGCTCAATTGCCGTAAACGCACGCTCCATCGCTTCTGCCGTCTGCAACTGGTTCTGCTCCACAAGCGCAAGTTTCGTGATGGCATCGGACAACTTGCCGAGCGCCGTCTTGATCTCGCCCACGTCTTCGTGCAACAGGTTAAGTCTGACCGCAAGGATGTCGGAATCGTTCGCCATCGATTAAATCCCGAGCACTTCACGCCGAGGCGCAGAAGCCGCAATCTGCTCGGCCTTGGCAAACCGCTCCGCAGCCTGACCAGCAAGCGGAGCAGCCGCGAGAAGCTGCTGCATCTGGGCCTGCTGCTGATCGGCCATGTCCATCGCCTCGAGCTCCTCATCCGTCCGCAGCGCCTTGGCAGGGACGTTGTTCGCCTCGGCAATGACCTTGAGCGCCTGGTCAGCGTTGATGCGCCGCAGTACCTTGATGTCGCCCGATGCCTGCGCGACCGGCAGGATCGCCTCGATGGTGCGCAGGATGCCCGCAGCCTCTTCGGCACGCATCAGCCGAGCGAGCGGGCCGGTGTACTTCGGCAGAATCTCGCCACCCGCCATCACATAGTCCATGAGCTGCGGCGGCGGCACGGGCAACGCGCCCGACGCCGAGAGCAGGTCTAGCTCGCGCTCGATGATGGGGCCGATGAACTCCGACTGCTGTCGACCCATCGTAGGCCCGAGCAGCGCACCCTTCTCCTGGGCTCGCTGCATCACCTCGGTCGCCGTCATCACGCGGGGGCTCTCGACCAGAATCTGGAACAGCGTCACGAGGAACGAGTCGTTCACCGCCTTGCGCTTCTGGTCGGACATCTCCATGCCGATCGGCAGGTTGCCGCCCGTCATGAGCGGCTGAACCAGCGGCGTCCCGTCCTCGCGGAGGTAGCCGTAGTTCAGGGCATTGGGGCGCACCGAGAAGGCATTAAGGGCCCCCTCCTCGGAGAGGATGAGCGGCGGGTCGACCATGCGGTGCGCCATCCGAAGCATGGTCTTTTCCATTTCCTGCAGGGACTTGATGTCGGCCAGAGCCTCCATCGCAGGTGACCGCCCATAAATCTCACGCGGGCCGGTGACATACCGACCCACCGCATACGGCATCGAGCGATAGCCCGACTCTGCCAGCAGCGCATCACCCTGCCGGGCAACATAGCGCGACATGAACTGCATCCCGTCCGCACCGGCCTTGCCCGACTTATACCCGTCGTTCGGCTTGACGCAGTGGATGAACTCGAACATGTCGTTCGCTTTCGCATCTCCCGCAGCCTTGATGCCTCGCGGGAGCTTGTCAGCCCAGCCCGGCACCTGCATCGCCTGCCGCGCCGTCAACTGGAAGCAGCGATACACCGTGTCCACCCGACCCGTATGGTCGAGGTCGATGACGATCTCGGAGAGCGGGATGGCGCGGTACCGCAAGGTCACGCCTGGGATCTCGTCGATGAACAGCGTCGAGGTGCCGAACGCACCGAGGCTCATGTAGCACTCGAACACCTGCGAGGCGAAGTTGGCGGTCGGCGCATACCGCTGCCGAAACAGGACATCGCGCAGGGAGTCGCACCACCGCTGCACCGCCACATTCTCATCGAGCTCGGGGATGCCGGTATGCAATCCGTGCCACATCTGCGTTGCTGGTGTCAGCATCGAGTCCATCGCGGCAGAGAATCGGGGCAAGGCCCGCTGCGCCGTCGAGTCGAATATCTTCTCCGACCGCTTCTCGCCCGGTGTGCGCTGGCCGGTCATCTCGGCCATGGACGGCCAGACGCGCTCGGCAACTTCCTGCCAATGGGACTCCCATGTGCCACGAGCGCCCTTGAGCCGGTCGTAGCCTTGCAGGACGTCTTGTGCGCGTGAGTCCATCGTCACTCCCAAAGCAGGAAGTAGCCGTTCTCGAGCGCGAGATTGTCTCCGTTCTCGGCTACGAGGTTGCCAACAGGCTGGTCATCGCCCGTCCCGTCACGCCGCAGCGTCCGGTCGGCGGTACGCTCCTGACTTCGCGGCCATGTGCGCATCAGAAGTTCGGGCTCGGGATGCGCAACGCCATGGCATAGACAGCGGTCGCGGTCGCAATGTTGCAGCGAATCTCACCCGCACCCAGCTCGAAGATGCCACCACCAGCCGCAGTCAGCGTCACATCTGCACCCACATCCTGCGCGGTGCCGTTCGGCCCCTTGCACTGCAGCTTGACCGTGCCGCCACCGAAGGTCGCCTCAACACGGAACTCGCCACGACCACCCGGCCATGCGAACCACGCGCCAGTCGCGCTGGCGTTCGATACGAGAACAATGCCTGTCGCCATGTCTGTCTCCGATTAGGCCGCTACGGCCTTGATGACTGCGAAAGAAAGGACCACGGCCTCCGAGAGGTTGCCGCTGGTCTGACAGTTGAACAGGGTGATGGAGCACGACCCAGCCGCCACAGCGCCTGCGCTCACCAGATACGCACCAGCAGTGCCGCCCGACTTCACGCATACGGCCACCACATCGGTCGCCTCGATGGCGCTGTTCGTCAGCGTGAATGCGACAGGGGTCTGGTGCGCCAAAGTCGCACTGTCCATCGTGATGGTACCGCAGACCTTGTTAAGCGTGACGCCCGTGCTCTTGCTCGTCGCTTGCGTAACCACGCCGCCAGCGCCGGTCGCGTAACCCACCCCGCCAGAAGCCGAGGTGGACTTGACCGAACTCGCCGCCGTCACAGCACCGGCCTTGGTCACTTGGAACC